CCCGTATCAAGTCTCGTGTGGATATATACGTAAAATGAGCGGTCTTCTATCAGTTGCATCTTACGGCATGACCTGGAATAGAACTTCAAATCCGATATTGCCAACCGACGCAACCGCTCCCTGAACTACGCGGATACCTGTTCCGGGTCGTACCGTCAGAACGCTATTGAGTCCCGGCTGTGCGGCTTCAACCATATTGCTATGGAAGTATGTAGGCAGCGCGGTTTCCTCGGTAAAGAGGGAATTGTACCCATTAACCGCTCCGGCAGTGGCTCCGCCGCCTGGGGTAAGGCGGGCCGATATTCCAGCGCGGAGGGCCGGTGCGTCCGTGTCCATACGCACGATAGTTGCTGCATTGAGCGCCGTCCCTTCAAGCGTGGCTCCGGTGCCGCCGGTTCCAATCGCTGTGGTACGGGTCAGGTACAAGTCAACGGCAAGCGTACCGACGACCGCTACTGCACCGGAAGCAATAGGCACGACTGACGCAACCTCGATAGTCTTGTCCGATCCATTCCAGAGGTCAAAATAGACTTTGTTAGCTCCGGCCGCTACCAGTGGAACGAATAGCTTGTATGGTATCCCATTGGGGTCTAGCTTGTCTGTTTTCATTGAGAACATTGCGCGGCCTCCTTAGCCTATTCGGTACCAGATATTGAGCGTGGAATCGTATTTCAAGGTAAAAAACTTGTCTGCTGCATCGAGTAGAAGGGTTTCCACTACTCCCACCGTCGCACCGTTTCCAGCAATCGTCAACGCGGCAATAGCCTGAGTGCAGTTGCAGATGAATAGCTGCTTGTCGCGGAGGCTACCCGTTGCCGGGAGGGTGATTGTCAATGTTGCAAGGCCACCAGCCGGGGTGATGATGAGGTGCGTGTCCTCGTCGTCGTCGGTTACAAGGACGTTTCCTCCAGCGAGAGGGGCGCTGTATTGCGTGTTCGCTTCCTGCATACCCGCCACCGTGTTCGCCTGAATCCACGCGAGGAGGTCGGACAGCGAGAATCGGCGCGAGTCGCCCTTGGCGGGATCGTAGACCGGGAGGCTCTGGCTTGCTCCCGGTGCCGTGGCGGTCAACTGGTTGATCTGTATACCCATGCTCGGGCCTCCTAATTGAAATCGAGAGTAGTATCAGGCCCGGCCACAAGGTCGTCAGTAGGCTCGGACAGGAACGGATCGTCAATGTACTTGTTCCCCGCTCCTGCTGGCATGGCTGGTAGTTTCATTTCGGACGGCATCGAGGCGCGGGCCAGGATCGTATTCAGCGCGTGCCGTGCCGTAACTTTCGTTTCGATGTTGACCTGCTTGCCGTATGACGGCGCCATGCGGAGCGCGAGATTGGTAATCACGGCTTCCCATGCGGCATCGGGCAAGTTGCTGTCGGTGTCGATGTCCGAGGATGCCGGATCGTCCGGCACCGGATAGCCGAGCCTGAGCCCGCGAGAATTCCATTCTGCCATCATGGAGTCAAGCCGCCGAAGGGCGAGCTCCCGCTGTTCTGGCAACAGGTCGAAAGCATACGACGCCAGCCCTATCTCGGCCATCGCCGCTTCTACAAGCTGGCGCTTTGTGTAGCTCATTTCTTGACTACCCTTGCGAGTTCTTCCATCTGCTTCTTGGCCTGCGCCTGCGCCGCCTTCATCCTGGCGCTGTCACGCTTGATTTCCTCGGCCTGCATGAGCGTGCGAGAATCACTTTCGGCCTGCCATTTGTCTTGCTCTTGCTTCGATGGCACTCCTATGCCTTTAGAAGTGGAAGGCTTTTTTGCCGGAGCCTTTTTCTTTCCGATGGCCTTGCCTTTTACTGGCATAGTTTACTCCTTTGCCTTCGAGGGCCTTCCGCGCTTGGCAGCTACGGGTTCGGCCTCGATGGTTTCCTTGACAGCGGCCATGGCTTCGAGCGCCTCGGTAACAGTGTCAGAGAATCCGGCGGATATCGCGGCCTTGTGCTCTTTTTCGTCCTTCACGAGCTCATGGTCATACGTCCCGCCGTTGCACTTGTTCGAGCCTGGGCTAATAAATACAAAACGCGGATATTCCATCGGTCATCCTTTCAAACGGCCCGCCAATGGATTATCCCAAAGGCGGGCAATACTAAACTATTTTTATTACAGGCGGTACGTCACAAACGTATCGGCGGCAGTCTTGCGCGTGCGGAACGTTCCGGAAGTAGTCGTGGCTACAGCACCAGCGCCGACGACGGTATGGCCGGAAGCGGCGGCGGTTACGGTAAAGGCATTCGCTCCAGTCGCGATAGCCGACCAGTCAAACGACTCGCCAATCTCCATTTCAAGCGCGGCGTCCATTACGGCTCCGGTGTCGAGCGTGGCGGTAACGGCGGCGGCCGTGGTCGAGGTCACAATGCCGGAAGCGATCATCGCGGCGGTCAGAGTTCCGGTAGCGTTAAGCACCCCGGGTGTACCCTGACCACGAAGCGCACGGCGCTCCAGAATGACCGCGGCGGTACCGTTCGCGTACAGCACGTCAGCCGGGCCCGCCTCGATGCGAACATCGGTAGCGGCGGTAAACGCGGCAGACACGTATTCGGCGTCGGCGGCTACGTCCTGAAGCAAGCTCCACGACTCGGGGAAATTGGGATATCCGGCGCGGGTAAATACCTTGCACGGCGCGCGGGAAAATACCGCGACAACATCGCTCGCAGGTACGCTAAACTCTACGAGTCCATTTTCGGGCAGTCTGTTGGACATGGCTAAAACTCCTTGTTAAAGGGCGGCCCATTCGAGCCGCCCCGTCGGTTAGAAGGTGATGATCCCGCTCATCTCGGGCTGCTTGTTGACAACCCCGAAAAGCGTATCCATACGGTACTTCGTGCGCATCGTGTTGATGTCATACTGTTTCTGCATGACAAGCTCGATACCCTGATCCGTGGTCGCGCGCATTACAGCCGCTCCGGCATCGGAAGGAACGGCATAGCGACCGGGCAGAATCTCGATGGCTTCCTTGTGCCAGAACGGGTTCGCGGCGCGAGCCGTGGCGTTCAGGAACACGATAGCCGAGTTCGCTACCGGCGTGTTGACTACGCAGTTCTGGTACTGGAGTTCCGGGTCGGTACCGCCCTGCCCGGTGATGAGCGGGGGGCATATCGTAGCGGTGTTTGCGCCATCGATGCTTATGATGCGGAAGGTCTTGAGCTGACCGGTGTTTGCCTTCGTGATGTGATGAACGGCGTTGACGGTCGCAATCGTGAACGCATCGCCAGCGACAACGCCAGCGGCCTGTATACCGGCAATGGTAACCTGCTGGAACCTGTTGTCGACGTTCGAGCGCTCGCCGGTAGCCGCGACCTGCGTAGCCTGCGGAACGTAAACGTTGCCGCCGCCAGCCGTAGTGTTGATGACGAGAGCCGCCGCAGCCTGAGCCGCAAGGCGGACGGCGTAGTCGAGCTTGAACGTATCGAAGCTCGCTATGCGGCCAACATAGGCGCGCTCGTAAGCGGTCGTCGGCTTCCCGGGCATATACTGGCGAGCCGCGAGGTCGGCGGCCATGCCGTTGTAGTCGCGGGTTGACAGCGCGAGGTAGCGGTCGTAATCCGGGATACCCTGCTCGTTCATGATAGCCTCAATGGCGGCCACGTCGGCAAATCCGGTAGCGGCAACGCCGCGAGCCACGACAAGCGAACCCTGAAGCGCGGCCACGTTCATGACGGCTATGTTGATGTCGCTAGCGAGCTTGATCTTGGCAGCTTCGCCTAGGCGGTTTTCCTGGAGCGCGTCGCGAAGCTCAGTCGCGGTCATAACCCACGGGACCGACTTGTTAAAGCCGATGGTCGCGGGAACGGACAGCTGGGTCTGGTCCTTGAAGTTGAGCGTCTGGTCAGTGCCGTCGAACGACTGCGCAATGTACGGCTCGGGGCGCCAAATGACGTTCCCCGTCCGCTCCATCATCGACTGGTCGGTATTGTATACCGCCACGTTGCGAGAAAGTACGAGCGCGTCCTGGAATCCCTCAAGGATATCCTCGAACGCTACCCTTTCCTCTTTGCTGAATTCGTTCATGATTAAGCCTCAAAAAGTAAGAGTAGAAACTCCGCCAACGGCGGTTAGTTCTCATCTCACCCTTTGAGGCCGGGCGGTTGGCGTTGACCTGCTGGTTTTATACGGACAGCGTGCCGTTAAACAAAACAAAACAAAACAATTCAATGCCAATAATCTACTATTACGCGTTTTTTGTCAAGCCTTGGCTTTTGACCGCTTGTACGCCATAACCTTTGTATAGTCTCCAGTTCGGTTAGCCTCTTCACGGAGCCGAGCAAGCGTGCTGTCGACGGTCCCGGACGGCCGCGCGTTCCCGACTATTTTCCCCTCCGGCTGCGTGGCCGGCTTCTTGGTTGATACTTTCAAAGTCGCCTCCAGTTTGGCAATGGCAAACGCAAACTTGACCGGATCCTTGATCGCGGCTATTTCCTTAGCCTTGGCCTCGTTCTTGCCCATAGCGTAAATCAACAGCGTCGGGTCGGTTGCGCCGTGGATTATGATACCCTGCTGTGTCTGGTCGAGGACTTCCTTGACGGACGCCTCGGCCTCGTCGAAGTCGTCGGCCTTGAACGTGGCCTTGGCTTCCTGATAGGCTTCGAGCTTTTCGGCCCATGACTTCTCGGCCTTCTCTGCCTCGGCGCGTGCCTCTGCCGCCTTCTCGTCGGCCTTGCGCTTGCGCTCGTACCACGATGTCAAAGCCGACTCGTACTTGTCGGTGTCGTAGTCAAGCGCCTGCAATGTAGGTTTGGCCCCGACTTCCGGCTCTTTCTGCGCGATCTCTTTTTCTTCCAGCTTCTTGCGAGTTTCCCGGAGTTCCTTCTCAAGCTCCCGGTTACGCTGGCGCACCTTCTTGACCCATACCGGCGCGGGCTGATCCTCTTCCGGTTCCGGAGCGGCCTCGTCTCCGATGGTCACGACGATCTGTTCTTTCGGCTCTTCCTGCGTTGCGGCCGTTTCCTCGGTTGCGGCTTCCGCTACCGGCTCGACCTTCTTCTCTTCCTCTGCCATGGTTCAGTCTCCTTCTCCGTGGAATTAAAGCGCCCACGGGTTGCGCTAGAATGACGATAAAAGCATCAGGATATCGGCCTCTTCCTTGTCCCGGTCCCTGATTGCCCGGTGCGATTTCAGCCGCGCCGACTGGCTAGGTGTCAACGCCGATTGTGCCCCGCGAACCATGAACGACGGTCGCCTCTCCACCTTTCGCAACGGCTTGACCGGCTCGATCCTGACACTCGCCAATACCGTTCCGCGCTGGCCAGGTGCCGGGGCCTCTTGCC